CTGACTATCCCAAGGTTTTGCTTGTTTATAATATTCTCTTAATACATCACCGTCTTCATAAGCGGAAATATCTTTGTTTAGGTTTACGTAGTCTTCCACCGTACCACCTGTTTCCTGCATAAACTTAACTAGTTTGTCTACGTTTTCAGGTAATTCAATTTTAGGCTGCGCGTTTGCTTCGGCAACTCTTTGGTCTACTTTAGGGCCACTATCTTGTGGCTGTGCTTCTTCTTCTTCGTCAGTTATTAGTTCTAACGGAGCGTCCTCTACCTCTGTTTCTTGTTCAGAGGTGATTGCCTCCTCTGTTTCAACAGTTTCTTTTGCTTCTGTTTCAACAGTTTCTTCTTTTTCCGAAGGCTCAGCTGTCTTGTTGACTTCGTCTAGGTTTATTACCGGGACTTCGTCTTCATTTTTTCCAGCAGACTCTGGGGCTATTTCACCTTTTTCAACAGCATTGTCTAATACTGCTTGCTCTTGTTCTTGAGCTGATTTGCTTTCTTCTGCATCAACAGCTCCTTTAATTTTCCATTCACTCATAATTTAATAATATATAATAGTTAGTATTTTTTTTAACTTGGACTAAATCTGCTCATATCAATGCCTCCTAATACGTCGTTACCTTTAGATTCAAAAGATTTTTGTGGTTTAGGCGTTGAGGGAGGGCCTGTTATGTCAGACTCTGTTATCTTGCCAGAAGCTATTTCTTTTTTAGCCTCTAGCTCCATGCTTTTTAGTTTAACATTCAAGTCAAATTCAAACTGCATTAGTTCTCTTTTAGTTTGTGCTTCAACTTCAAGCATTTTAATATCATGCTGCACTTGAGCTTGAGATAACTTAATCTTAGACTCTGTTTTAATGGTTTCAGCTTGTGCCTTTGCCATCTCAGCCATTTGAGCAGCTTTACCATTAGCTTCAGATTGAGCAGCAATATTTCTTTCTGCTTTTTCTTGGTCAAATGCTAATTTTTTAGCTCTTCTGTATTTTAGTAATTGATTTGCTAGCTTTATATTTTTAACTTGCCTTACATCAATAACATCTTCTAATTGTATTTGATCTCTTGATAAAGCTAACTGTATGTTGTTTTCAACAAGTTGCTTTTCGTCTTCATCAGGATCTAACTCTAAGAATATAGCGAAGTCATGCAAATGCAACCTATCTAATTCTTTTAACGCACCTACACTAAATCTACCAATTCCACTTACCAAAGCGTCTCTTTGTGGATGGAACTCCATTATGTCCTTTAACCTTACAGCAATTGCCTCGCCTAAAGTACTTGTGATATATAGAGAGCTATGTAGTATATGTCTTGTAGCTGTATTTGAATTAGCAGCAGCTAGTTTTTGAACACCAACAAGTGCATACTGATCTGGGTCAGATCCGTCTCTAGCTTCGTTTAAACCAGTGACATCTCTAATCATATTCAAGTAGTAGTTGTATGCTTGTATAAGTAAAACTGATTGTTGCCCACCACCACCTGGTAATTCCTGTATTGGTATTTTTCCTGCATTCATTTCACCATCTACTGTCATTGATCTACCAATAACAGAGCCTGTTTGGAAATATAAATTAAGGGCTTCTTGCGGGTTATAGTTTGTTCCGTTACCTAAATCAATCTCAGCTAAACCGTCTGCATCAATATACACACCTGATGGTGTCATTCTTTGAAGCACTTGCTGTAACTTTAAATGAGTTAATTGAATCAAATCAGCATATGTAACCATTCTGCTAACTAAACTTTCAATATTACCCTTATACATTCTAGGAGCACTAGCTATATAGTTCATCATTACTAGATTCGTATTTGAATCAGGACGAACCATATTTGAAGCTTTCTCCCATTTTAGTATTTTATCAGAACCTAATACCTGTACTCCTTCATATATAACCTCTCTAGCTTGCGAAACCTTTTCAAATCTATTTCTTTGATCCTTAGGAGGGTTGAAAGTGTCATCTTTTTTGATAGCCTTACTAGCTCCGGTAGAGGTTTCTTTAATTTTGTGAACGCTCTTTTCCCATGTCTTCCAATTAAAATACATGACCGATAGTGAATTCTTATCTGAAACTGTGCTGTCATCTAAGTTGCTGCCATTAGATTTTTCAACAAGGTCTTTAAAGTCCTCGTCGGAAATGTCAGGAAATTGTTTCTTAAGCTCGTTCGAAGTAATTTCTTTTACTTCACCAAAATAATATACATCTTCAAAATTAGGATCCTCTGTGTAAGAATATACTAAATTAGCAGGGTCTACGTATTCAAGGTTAACACCGTCTGTATTATTAAAAGTATGTTTTGCACAGGAAATGCCAATAACTGTTTGATCGTAATCTAAACGTTTTTTTAGCTCGTGGTATTTATTTCTTTTAAAAACATTGTCTATAGCTTGTTCTATAGCTATTTCAATGCTCTGCTTGTAACCCAGCTGCATATGCAACTCTAGTTCCTCAGCATTCGATGGTAAATCTTCTGATTTAACGTTCCTGGTATTGATACCTAATGTAGCCTCAATATCATTAATCATCTCTTGCGCATTCATATCTTCTAATATGAAATCTACAAAATCAGTTCTTTCTTTTACGGATGTTGGATCCTGAGCAAAAGCTTTTATAGTAAAAAGCCTATCTTGCATACCGTTCACCACTATATCTACAAATTTAGGGATAATAGGTACTGGAGTCCAGTCTAAATTTAGATAAGATAAATCTCCGTTTACTGAAAATTCATCTTTATACTTAGAAACAGATTGTTCTCCTCTAGCATATAACCTTAACTTATGAAAGTTTCTTTTAGATTCCGCAAATCTACCACTACCCGAATGCTTTTTAAACCATTCGTTGTGAATACCTCTCGCCACTTCCAGTCCGTATTTTTTAGTGCTCTTTTCAGAGTCTGTTACCGATTGGCTGGGAAATTGAGTAACTTGTCCTTTAGCTTCTGCCATTTCTATTTATTATTTTACTATTTTGTCCTGTGTTAGTATACTTAGAAAAACCAAAATCAATTTTTTTAACTTCTCTAGCTGTTTTTGATGCATACAAATGTCTTTGGCAAGCCATTATAGCTAAACCAGAACTTATAGATGCATCAAACTTTGTTCTATTATTAATATCAAATCCTGCCCAATCTTCAAGTGTTCTTTGAAAATACATTTTACCATAATCACCGGATTCTTTTAAACCCACGTGATCTTCTATATAACTTTCTATTGCAGCAGCATGCGCTTGCTTAATATCTTCAGAAGAGTTTGGTATACCACCTAATTCTTTTTCAGTAACAGATAATTTGCTGCGCACTTTGTCGGGCCGGTTCATTGAGTAACCTCTGTAACCGCGTCTTTTAATATGATATAATAGTCTAGGCTTATTGTTTTCTGCTAGTATTGGCATGCCATAAAATATCATTGCCATTAAAACATCTTCAAAAAATATTTCAGCTGTTTGCGGTCTAGCTATGTATTCTAAAAAGAATTGACTGTTAGGAACCTCAGCTAGCATACTATAAGCAGTTAACCCATGTAGCGCACCGTTTGATCCGCTGCCGTCTGTAGTTCCACTTATGTCGTAACTATCACAACCAAAAGCACCCATGTCTTTGTTACCGGGATATTTTATACCGTTCTTTACAATAATATTGTTTTGCATATTCACAGGGGGTATCCAAGATAGCCTAAACCTGCCGCTCTTATTCGGTGAAAATTGTACTTCAGAATCTTTAACTCCATTTTTCCAATTAAACGATCCAGTGGTTACATAACCTTCTTTAGTTAAGTCTTCGTTAAAATCAGTTTGCTCGTATATCTTATTAAGATTAAATAAAGACTTTGCTATTTCATCTCTGAAAGCGTGTTTTTCTGTTCTTGGAAACTGTCTATAATACTCGTTTAATCCATCGTTATTATCTCTAAGTCCATCTGCTTCATTCTCCCAATGCTCGATAACTCCAGAGTAGATAAGCTCTCCGTCAATTCCTTCGATTGGTTTTTCTGGACTATCGAAGACAGGAAATCCATATTTATCAATGAATCCCTCGTAATTCCATTCCATAGGTATGAACAAAGAATATAATCCACTAGCAGTCTGCCCATTGCGGTTTCGCTTGTTGACGTTTGAATCATAATATAATTTTTTAAAATTCCCGCCTCCTTTTTTAAGTGCATTAGAGGTTGAGCCCATCATGCATTTTCCAACTATTTTTGCTCCGAGCCTAAGACACGTCTTCGTGACCCTCCAGTTGTTGAGGATGTTGTCCGGTCTCTCCCATTTACCCGATTCATCGTGGACGAGTAGTTTAAGTTTCTCTCCATCATAGGAGTTGTCCCCTGTATTCTTCCAATCGATCGTGGTGTCA